TAGCATTTGCTTTGCCTTCGTTCTTTCCGTAAGCATCTTTCCAGCCACTAGTAACTAGGTTGCCGTCTTTTATGCCTGCAATAGTTCTAGTAGCATTCATCACACCATTAGAATATTCAACTGTTAGTTCACGAATGTTTCCGTTCGTGTCTCTTTTGTAAAGTGTTGGTAAAGGAAATATCATTACGCTGCCTCCGCTATTTTTGCTAGTCTTTCGTCTCTATAGTCTAGGGCACCTTCGCCTAAGTAAACATTGCCGTCGTCTGCTCTGTACAGAGTTTCAAGACTTGCACTAGAATCTTTTTGTCTTTGGAGTAATGAAAACTCTGCTTGTTCTAAAGTTATGCCACCAATTTGTACAAAGTCTAATAACATGTCTGCGAATGGAACTTCACCATTTGATTTCCATACTGTAAGCCCATCTACTTGAGCTGTGTCTTGGAATTTTGTTTCAATGGAATTATCATAAGAATAACCACTTGGTGCTGTTCTTATTTGGCTTTTGTATAGAACATCACCTGTAAAAGTTTTGTTCTCATCATGGATGCTGGCCATTCCAAATCTTTGTTTGTCTACATACTGGCCTGCTATTACTACTCTGTCTTTTAAATACATATTTAAGTCCTCACTTTTTATTTAATATACATACATTATGCACTCTGACGAACCAAAGGTCAACCTTTTTTTGGGTTATTTTGAAATCTTTTTTACTGTAAGAACAAGGGTTTAGGAGAGATGTGAAGCATCTTTTCCAGAGATATCTTCAATCATACACCGCCACATGTCAATATTAGGGATAACAAACCCTAATGTAAGGCGTGGTTCGTGTGTTCCAGCAGTATGATAGTAGACTTTATCGGGCTCTCTACCCCTGCCATAGTATCCTACCTTACAAGACCAGCCACCAGGATCTAACATTTCAACGACTTCATGTGTTAGTGGATCTCTATATTTGAAGAACCCACCGCCGTTTTCTGTATAGGATAATAGTATGTTGTATCCATGTGCATTCCAATTATTATGCCAACTCATGAATCCATTCTTAGGATAATATACATGGACAGCCTCGTTGCGAGCTCCCAACCATGTACATAATTCTGTAGATAGTTCCTGATATCTTTCTTGGAACTCTCCTATGTTGCCCATTTTTAAATCGTAACTATATGAAATTTCTGGATACCCTTCATGGCGTCCGTCTGCTTTAACTACTTTATCTAGATACTCTATTGAACATCCGTTCTCCATTGTATCTGTATTCTTAGGATTGTCTTTTGCTAATTTATTTAAGAGTGTAAGATCTTGTCTAAAGAACCATTCTGAATATGGTTCCAACATGCCTTTAACTTCATCTGATATATCAGTCCAAATCATTTTTTCTTTAAATATATTTCATGTGAAGGAATAGAGTAATGCCACATAACAATTTCATCTCCTTCAAGTTCTTCATACATGTGGCCATTAATAAAGTTCCAACGAACAGGCATATCTTCTCCCCACTCAACTCCATGATCTGAATATGTTAGAAGTTTCCACATTGTAAATGTGTCCCATTGTCTAACATCATCTGGATATCCGCCTATGTCATTTACATATAAACCATCTACTGTTTGTTCTGTTTGTTTTAAATATTCTCCATACCAGGATTCCATTAACTTAATTGTCTGTGGATTATTTCTATAAACAAACATTCCACAGTGCATTGTCATTTCTTCTGTGTTAGATAGTTTTGTTACTTTAGCATTGTATGCTCTAATTTTTGTAAAGACTAAATCTAAATCATCTGGTAGTTGATCAAATACAAATTCTATATCTTCATGTTGACATAACATATCTGCATCTAGATAACATGTTTTGCCTGAGTAAGGTGTTTGTCCTAGTGCCCATAGTTTAGCTCTTATATGTTTAGGTACTTCCCATGATATAATATAATCTGCTACATTCCAATCACTAGGCTTAATCCATTCTTCGTGATCGACGAATACTGTTATGTGTGCTTCAGGATAAAATAGTTTTACAGACTCTGCACATTCTATAGCTGCTTTGTAGAATCTTTCATGTTTGGAAGCTACGATTAAAAAACCGTTTTCAGGAAAATCCTCAGGATTTATTTTGTTCATCCAATGACTCCATTAATAATATAGTTGTATAGGCATTAACTTCCATTGGAGATTTGGCTTTACGAATAAGTCTTTTTAATTCTATATTAGAAGAGTCTTTAACTGCCTCTATTTCAAATGCTTGTAACTTAGCACCGAATAATTGTTCTTGTTTGGCACGAACTGCCTCTGTTTCTTTTCTTTGGAGTCTCTTTTTAATACCTTCATCTCTTCTTCTAATACCTTCTTCTGTATTTTTATCGAGAACTTCCTCTCCAAATTCTTCTAATATTGCTTTGTAGTCTGGATTTGTACCATCCATATCTTGGACAGATGCGGTGGCTCTTCTACCATCATTATATTCTAATGTAACGACAATATGTTTACGCTCTTTATTAGACCAATAGGGAGCAGCGTATTTAAAATTCTTTTCTTTGGGAGGTTCGTTTTCTACAGTTGTTATGTCTGCAGGATCAATCTCAATTTTTAAAGGTATAGCCTTCTTCTTTGCCATAATATCTCCATAATGTAACTTTATTTATACTGCTAACTAAGCAGTTCTTAACCACAATTTTACCGTACTGACTGTTGAGCTTGAAGATTTAATTGTGTCGCCTGCGTATGTACCAGAATAATAACCTGTGTATGTACCTGAATATGTACCTGAGTATGCTGAGGTTCCTGTGTATGTGCCTGCATAGTTTTTAGCACCTGTATAACTACCTGCGTATGCTGAGGTTCCTGTATAATATCCTGTGTAGTTTTTAGCACCTGTATAATATCCTACATAGTTACCTGTATAATCTCCTGCGTAAGATGTTCCTGCGTAACCTGAGTAATCTGCTGCGTAGTTTCCTGTGTATGTTCCTTGGTATGTGCCTGAATAACCAGATGTTCCTGTGTAAGCTCCTGCATAACTTTTGGCACCTGTATAACTGCCTGCGTATGCTGAGGTTCCTGTATATGTTCCACCGTAATTTTTAGCTCCTGTGTAACCGCCTGTGTAGGCTCCAGTATAAGCTCCTGCATAAGCGCCTGTGTAATTTTCGGATGCTACATCTTTCTTAGTATCTGTATAACCGCCTGCGTCTCCTTGTTGTACCCATGTACCTGACCCTGGTGCAGTTGCTTGTAATACATATTTACCTTTACCACTAGAAATAATATAGTTTCTAAAGTTAGGCATTTGCTGTTCCATCTCTGCAACAGTCATTTCTTGTACACCGGCTCCACTATCTTTAACTTTAAGAGGTTTGTAATTAGTTACAGCTGCTGTTGTTGCTGCTGTCTTTTGCCAAATATACATGTTAGCAGTGGTACCATCTACTTGGGTATCTGTTAATGTATATCTAGATGTCCATGTTCCACCTGAAGGTGTTGATGCTGCTAATGAGTATTGACCTATTGTATAGTTGCCTTGTGCAACAAAGTCATCAGCTACCTTATCTAAAATATCTGTGTCTATTTCTGTATCATCGAATTCGTGTATACCTACTGTGCCTGAGGATACATACCCTAAAGGTCTATTTGTAACACTTTCGGATACTGTGGTTTCTACTTGTTTAGCTGTGTAAGTAGTAACTGTAGAAGATGCTCCGTCTGTAGGATGTGTTCCTACTGCGTCATCTCTCTTTGTATCTGTTGCAGTACCGATAGTTGTTCCTGAACCACCAATGTTTATTTCACCAGTATTTGTTCCATCATGATTGTCTGCGAAATCTTTTGTAAGTATTGCACTGTAATACTGTTCGATTTCAGTATCTGTCATTTCTTGTAATCCTTGTAGATTACCTGAACTAACAGGATATGCTGATGCTTTAATTCTTAGTGGTCTCATTTATTTGTTTCCTAGTTTACTCTTGTTCCTGATGAATTATAAATGATAACAGGGCTTAACCTGTTCCATTTCGTTGCGCTTACTCCCACCAGTTTCAATGAATGTCCTGGTGCCAAATCTACTGCTATGCCGCTGCCACCACCATCAATAGTCTCTCCTGATAGAGGATATACTTTTAAATTGTTTGAGGTGTCATTTAATAAAAATGTTTCTAAGCCAGCTGCACAATCAGGAAGTTTAACTCCTGCATTAGCTGCTGCTGTAGTAACTATATTATATGACTTAGTTAGGGCTGTAGCTCCTGCCAAATCAGTACCTGCTGCTGAGACTGCTGTTGTTGCACTTAATGTAGAAGAACCTCCTACAGTTAGTGAACCCGTTGTAGCCACAGTTGTAGCACTTACTGTCGTACCTGAAAGTGTGCCGAATACGGCATTGTTTCCTGATTCGTATTTGTCAGTATTAAGATTGGTAAAGTTAGCGTCAACCTCATTATTTGTAAGAGGACTACCTTTTGCTGATCTTAATGTTAAAGTTGCCATTTATCTTCCTATGTAATTTTGTTGACTAAAAGTTCTAATGTTTTTCTTATCTCAACAATTTCTGTCTTTAAAGTATTTATATCATTTTCATACTCTAGGATCTTATTATTAGCATTTCTTTTAATTTTATATGCTTTAAGACTTTCATTGTTTGTATTGAGTAAGGCTTTGGAATTACGATCTCTAACTAAATCTCGTTCTCCCTCTATATTTATAAGTCCAGTAGGTAAAGTATTCATCTTATGCCTGTAATGCTATTGCTCTTAAGTCCTTAAAGAAAGGAACTTTAGATGTTGTTGAACTTAAAGGCACAACCTTAACCGCAAAGGTCTTAAAGCCTGAATGTGTAACAGTACCTATAGTAGCAGTACCGTCGCCACCCGAGCCACCGCCTCCTGTTACTGTAACTGTTGGTGTAGAAGTATAATCTCTACCTGGATTGGTAACCGTTATTGCGGAAATTTGGTTACTACCATTTATCGACGCTACTGCTGTAGCTCCATAACCTCCACCGCCTGTAATTGTTACTGTAGGAACACTAGTATAACCTGTGCCTGCTACAGCTGAGATGCTTGCTACTGATTTTACATCATATTCAAATACTGTACCATTAAGTCCTGCTGCGTTAGAACCTTTAGCTGGTAATTTAAATTTATATTCTGCAAAATCTTCTGTTGATTCGAACGGGTTTGTTACTGATGATAATTCTACCCATCCTAAATCATCCTGGAAGTCTGACTCGTCTGCGGAATTTAGCATTTTACCATAGACTTTTAAACTTCCTTCTGTTGGAATAGCGGCATCTAGATATACTTCTAGATCTTCTGCATCCTGGCCGTCTTCCAACACTACCCTTCTTGTAATATACCGAGAAGAAGCGTTTCCTTTATATCTTGTGTCTTCATTAGTTGAATCATTGTTTACACTATTAGCAATACACAATAAATCCATTTGATCCATTGATATAATTGGGCTAACATTTTCTTGCTGTGTAGTAAATTGTAATTCAACTAAAGCTGTTTTATTATTTGCGTAACCACCTGCTGCTATTGAATTTAATTCATTAGATCTACTATAAATTCTATGTTCTTTTTCTAATTTTGTTGTAACATTAAAATCTATATCTGTGTATGTTTCTGATACGCCGTCTGCGCCTACTGCTGAGGCTGCACTTGTTTCATTAATTGCTATTTTAGCTAATAGTGCTACTGCAGGTGTTGGTAATATAGTAGCTCCGTTTAATGCTATTTCATTAATTACTTTATCTGTAAATGAGCCTATAGTAGCATAACCGTCTGCATTACCAATAACATCTCCTACTAAGAAAGGAGCTAAGTCCCCTTGTCTATTTACTGTTAATTGTTTATCTAAAGAATTGTAATTTTCTATTAATCCGTTTTTAATTTGGATTGTTACTGCACCTTGCGTTGTATAGCCTCCACCTGTTAATACAAGTGTTGGTGCCGATGTGTATCCTGTTCCTGGATTTGTAACTGTAATACCTGTTACTGCTCCACCACTGACTGTAGCTGTAGCAGCAAAGCCTGTTCCATTTGTTCCTGTGTTCGTTACTACTACTGTTGGAGCACTTGTATATCCTGCTCCTGCTGTTACTGATGTTGTATGGAATCCGTGTATAAAGTTACCAGGTGTCCAATTAATATCTTCGCCTGTGCTTGTAGAACTAAAGTTAATCCAATCTAAATTTTCGTTTGCTAATTTACCTGTTGTAGTTCCTAACTTAAAGTTTGCTCTGTTAAGTCTAAACATTATATCCTTTGACTGATTAGGCGACCATGTTCTATCATTAGCAGAACTAAACATTATGCCTCCATGAGGTTGTTTAGTAATTCTTTCTGTTGTTCCTATTTGATTTTCACCCAATTCTGAAATGTATAATTCATATCCTTCATCATCATTCTCTGGTTTAGGAACAAAACAATATTCTGTATCGTTTTGTAAATATACTAATTGATCAAATACAAAGCTAGTTGGAACAAATGATGTTACTCCTCCAGATTCTGATGAAGTGTTAATACGATTTCTATGTAATTTCTTAGTACCATTAGGTATGATACGAGGACCTGGAACACCATTAATAACTTCTCTAATTTCCATTATTACACCGTTAGCTCCAGTTTCTGGTTTAGTTTTAAAGTAAACATCGATATCTGTAATAAAGATGCCTCCTGGCATTCCGCTAACTGTAAATGTTTGTGCTAAAGGATCTCTACCTCGTCCCCGCCCGGATCTTCCTCCTCGGAATGGACTCCAACCAAAGTTCTCGCCAAAGTCTAGTTCAGGTGCTTCCCAAGCAGTAACCACTGGAAGTGGTGGTGGAGGTGGTGGACTTGCTGGTATTATAATGTCTGGTAGTACTAAGTTACCAATACCATCTCCCATATCAATAATAATATTTGGCCATCCGCCCGCTCCCTGTCCTCTAATAGGGAATCCAGGATTCCAAGGAACTACATCTGGTGGAGGATCTTGTATTACCACAGGTGGTTCCGGAACCGGCAAAGGAGGTGGAGGCTGTATATCAGGTGTTACTGGTGGTGTCCACGGTAGTGTTACTGTAACTGTTGGTGTTGGTGGTACTGGTGGTACAGGAACTGGTGGTTGTGGTGCTGGCGTTGTTAAAGACGAAGTAGGAGGCCACGGTGATGGTAAACCTGGATCTGGTATTGGTTGTATTACAATTTGAGGTACTGGTACAGGAACAGGTTGTATTGTTATAATTTCTACCGGGGGATTATTAATAATCACTGGTGCCGGTGGAGGTGGTAAAGGCGCTCCAGTTCCAATACTGTAGGACATACTTGTATCTGTTACTACTTGACTATCTGAGAAAGCCGAGGAAGCTACATTCGCTGTTTTAAATCCTAATATAGTATCTTGTTTTTGTTGTATGAAACCTGAAGATTCAAATATCGCATTAGCAGATGTCTTAGCTGTTTTTTCCTGATTATTAGCATCATCTATAAGTTTAAATACTCTTTGTCCTGTTTTAAATCTTCCTGTAGGAAGTGTGAATCTTACTATTATTGTTCCATTAGCATTTGTTGTTAATGTAGTTGTACTTCCATCGTCCATTGTACAATTTGCTGATACATCTTCTCCATCAAAGAATGGATAAACTCTTGTAAGAGGTTTTAATCTATTTGCCTCAACAAAGATTAATTGACTTCTCATAAATGGAGCAAAAGCCATGTCTACTACTTTCTCTCCTAATGATTGTGATTCTGTTCCTGCTGAAACATCTAGACCAATACCCTGTCTAACTTGTGTTTGTTCTGTTGTAGTAGTTGTAAATGTAGCAAGTGCGCCACCGTTTCCATTTGTTCCAAAACCATTTATAGATTCTGTAGAAGTAGTTACATTTGCTGCACCTGAGTCTTCCCATGAGCCCCATTGTGTGCCCCAAGCATTTGCCATGTTTTCCCATGCGTCGTAGTTGCCGTCAAAGTTTCTATTAACTGCTGGCTGAACTGAGGTGTCTACAAAGTTATCTACATCTGGCGTAAGGACCATGTCTCCATTCCAAAAGAATGTAAGTTCCTTAACTAAGTTCTCAGTCTGAGATGCTTGTTGTTGTTCTGTTAAAATTTTTGTATTATACGGCGCTGTTATATTAGCACCCGTTTGTCTTAATGCAGTTCCTGTGTATGTTGCTGTAGATGAAATATTATGGAACAATTGAGTTCTAATATTTTCAAGTACAAAGAACGGCCTAGCATGTTTCAATTTAGGATCAATTGAAATTTTATAATTAGGATCTAATACTGAGCCTACATTATGTCCTGTAAAAGGATCTACTAATATACCATTTTTAAATCTATCAATACCTGAGCTATTAACAATCGTTTGATCTTTAGCAAATGTTTCTAATAGATTAAGTGAGGCATAGTATTCTAAATTTTTAATTCTTTGTTCTAAACCACCAATCTCTTTCATTGTAAATCGTTTCTGAGATACATTTTTAATTGTAGCTGTGTAGTCTAGTCTTCCTGCTAGTTTACCTGATTGAGGAGATAAACTTGGATATGGTGGTAGATCAAGCAATGCCATTGTCATTGAGTTGGCTGGCTCTGCTGGCATTGTAGGGTTGTCTGAATATGAACCTTCTACTATTCTATATTCGCCATCAAAGTCTAATACTAATCTAAGTTTTTTGCCTTGATAATATTTTAAATCTGTGCTAAATGTCTTTGTGGGTACAGGATTACTTAAACCCTGACCTGGTTTGTTAATTAATTTATCGTTTGTAGGGTTGACTGTAGCACTACCTAATGTTCCTGTAAGTGTTGCTGTATTAGCTACATATGGACGGAAATCTATACTGTCTCTTAAATCAAAATCACCATATTTTTGAGAATTATATAAAGGAACATTTTCTGTTCTAATTTTATCTGCTGGCAATGTTGCCGTAGCATCATCTACTGGATAACTATCTAAACAAGCAAATGAAGGGCCTGAAATTGTTTGTGAAAATACAGATAATTTAACAACAATATATCTATTTGTTGTAAGATTTAAAGTACTTGTGCCTCTTTGAAATATTTTTGCTTGTCCATAAAAACTATCTTGCTGTCCTGTAATAGATCTAAAGTCTGCTGTTACATCTACTTGGCCTGTTGTATAGTCTGAATTTGTGCCTGCTGTAATTGATTCTATTTTATATAAATCTACTAAGCCTAAATTATATTCACCTGTTGTTCCTGCAACATGTGTACCTGTATCTATTTTAACATACTGTGAAGCGTTGAGAGTTTTAGCAATTGGATTTGCATCTGCTACTTGTACATTTGCATATACTCTTATTGTTCCTGTTCCTGTAACCGCCCCACCCAGATCTATTTCTATAGCCTGTGAGCCTGTAACTGTAACTGTTGCGTTAGAATTATTAGATGTTAAATCTAGATATTGACCTGCTGCTATTGTAGCAGAGTTTTGTGTAAATCCTACTTTTGCTATAGCTATAAAATCTTGTTTTTGTGTATCAGTTAATGTACCTGAATAAGGAAATGTTTCATTTCCAGAAAGTGTAATAGATGCTTTACCTGTGCCTGCAGCCAATTCAATATTAAATTCTTTCTGATATTGGAATGTGTAATCGTATGTGTTGCCTGTTTCTGCTTTTAATGTTTTAATATTTTTAAATGGCAATCTATAAACTAGTTTGTTTACCTTACTTTCTTTCAATACAGCTTTAGAACTTTCTTGAACTGTATTACCTACACCTCCCCAAGTTTCGCCGTTATTAAAATCTACACTCTTAACAGCTGTAAAGTCTCCACTAAGCATTTGGATATCGTATAGATATAATCTGTATTGTGCTGCTGTTGATCCTATAGTTCCGCTTTCGTAAACCAATTGTCTTATTTTGGCTTCTCCAATTTTAGCACCCGCACCGCCTGCTCCTGCTGTATTATTAAATAAATCTATTTTCTCACCACCATCTACATCAAATGTTCCTGTAATATTATCTATTAAAACATAGTTACCATATGATGTTGATATAGGTTGAGATTCTTTTGTAACATTCATTGTGGGCTTCATAAAAGGAATACGCTTAGAACTTAATAGTTCTCTCTTGTGTCCTCCTACATAAGCAACACCAGGATCAACTTGTATCATTAGTGCGTCTTTAGATCCACCGTTGCTTGCTGAGTATATTCCACCGTTGTTGTTTTCGTCTAAATGTTCTCTTAATGAAACCGTATTACCTTTAACAAGATAATTACCAGATTCATCATAAGTTCTATTTGCTAAAATATTTCCTACGCCATGTAATGGACTGTCTTTAAGACTTATTTGTTGTATAGCTCCGTCTTGAAAGTGTGCGTATGTATAAAAATTTTCTGGTTTTGTTGCGCTTTTATCAAAAGCTTTTAATGTTACTGTAAATTTAAGTCTGTCTGAACCAGGTGCATTATAGTTAAATGAGCCTTGTGCAGGATCTAATAAAGATGAATCTGTGGCTGCGCCTGCAATGGATTCTTCGACAACAAAGCCTACATTTTTAGGTAGTAGTTCATTATACTTATCTACTAAACAAGATATTGTATCTGTTTTAATAAAGGAACCTCGAGCATATATAATACCAGGTTGTAATGTAACTCTATTTGTTGCCCCGTAATATTTTGCTGTAAAATTATTACCTGTTAGATTATTTACAACGAAAGTAAAACCGTTTAAATCTGTTGCTGAATTTCCTGGGCCTGTGTTTGGTGTATAAACTGTTAATTCTTCACCTGATGTGAAGTTAGTATAACTTGTGCTTGAATTTAGATATTTAAGATAAAGTGTTTTTAAATTAGGAGCGTCACCAACTGCTCCTGTTTCTACTGCAATAATTTTTGCTTGTAGGGCGGTAGTTCCTCCGGAAATTTCTTTTCCTACAAAGTTAGCAAGAGTTGTATTGTCTATGGCATTTGCTGCTGCGTCTGTGTCGTTAACTTTAATCCAATTAACAGACTCTGTAGATTCTGCGCAACCTGTTATAACTGCGCCTTCTTGTATTACAAAACCAAATCCTTTATCTAATTGGTCTTGTAAAATTGTTTGTAATTGAGTTAGCTCTCGAGCCTGTACCGCTACGCCTGGCTTAAACAAAACGCGATGAAATCTTTTGTCGTCGCTAAAATCGTCGTAGTATGGTGATGTATTTAAATTTAATGCCATTTGTTAAAACCTAATCAATGCCTTTATTTGTTCTACTTGGTCCGCCGATCTAATAATTGGCGATCTATTATCTAAGTAAATAACCTCTCCTGTAGCGTTATCAACTTCTGGATCTGTTAAACTATTTATACTCAAACTACTCTTACTTTGAGTGGTATTTGTTAATGTTGAATTAACTGTTATTGCCGGATTTGTAGATGTTAAATATATATTTTTGTTTGTTGAATCTATTTGTATAACAGTAAATGAACCTCCATCGTTTGATGTAATAATATCATCTATTGCATAATCTGATACTGATGCTACATTAATTATATGACAGGTTGTAGCTGTGTTTGTTGTATATGTTACACCTCCAGGTGTCTTAACATTTTTTATTAAAGCAATTTGTCTAAAGTCATTGCCTAATATTAAATCTCTATTATCATTGTCTGAGAATGATACTGTTACACCCACATTATGAGCAAATAATTCTCTGGGTGCATTTGAACCATGTCCACCTTGAGGTGATACAATAGCTCTAGCTGATGCTCCTGTTCCTGGAGCTGCTGTGTTTGTAATAACTATGTCTGCATAAGAATATCCTGAACCTGGATTCGTTACTCTTATTTTTGTAATAGCTCCTGTTGCTGAATTAACATAAGCGCTTGCTTCTGCTCCTGAGCCGTCGCCTTCTACTGTACATTGTACATCACTTTCTGCATAGTCTTGTCCTGCTGCTGTTACAATAACTCTATCTAAAGTTCCGCTAACAGCTGCACCTTCTACGGCACTCTGTAATGTTGGAAGAGAATCTGCGTCTCCTAAATTAACTGTACCTGCTGCACCTGAACCTCCACCTCCTGTGAATGATACAAAAGCAAAACTATAACCAGAACCTGATGCTGATATTGTAACTCCTGTTACTGCACCGCCTGATATAGTGGCTGTGCCTGCTGCCAAACCATCTCCATCACCTTGAATTACTACTGTAGGAACACTAGTATAACCTGTGCCTCCTGCAGTTATAGTAATACTATCTACTTCTCCTGTAACATCATGTGTAGGATTTCCTGTTAATTTTCTTACAGGAATAAAATCCGCATCTAAAAATTTATTTTGATCTGATGCTGAGATTTGGAACATAAATTTCCAATTGTAATTATCGGATAGTTCAAATACAGATGTTCCTGTACTTGATGGTTTAACAGTACTTGGTCCGTTATTATTATTACTGATACATTTATATACTTTAAATTCATCAGTCATTATAAAAAATATACCTTCTGCAATATTGGAGGCTCCGGAGTATGTTTGTTGTGATGAAGATATATTATCGTCATACTCATCATACACCGTGCCTTGTGTCCAATTTGTTCGTTTAGCTAGTAAACAAACATCTGCAGAATCAATTCTTTGGGTAAACATCATGCTCCGTCTAAACGCTGAAACATAAGAATCATTATCGACAGGAAGTTCAGGGCTTGTGTCATCAGACCAAGCCTCTGTTCTACCTACGGCAAAGTGAAAATAGTCATTGTTATTACGAACATCTCTATGAAATGTCCTTGCTAATTCTACTCTACCTAGTCTGCGAAGTACTAGAGCCATTTATTTCCCTTAAGAAATTGTTACTGTCCAAGTAATTGTCATTGAGTCCGAAGCCCCTTTATTAACAACACTAAAAACTGTTCTACAAAGTAGAGAACCACCTGAACTTGCATTTAAAATACCTGCTTCTGTGATAGCTCCTGTACCTGTTCCTGCTGCAAAAGATGCAACATAAGCTACAGCATTTGCTGTAACAGTTGTAGAGGTTAATCCTTGTCTCGCTGCTTCTGTTCCAAGAGCCGTATCAGCAGCTGCTGCTGCTGTTGATCCTGTTCCAATAGCCATATGAGACATAGCTGTTGATGTTGTGTCCTTCATTCTGGACGCAATAAATTCAAGGCCGTCGTCAACAACAAGGTTTTTTACTTCCCTTGTGTCGATTACTGTGCCCTGAGGGTTTTTGATTTCAATAGTAAGCTTACCTGTAGCTTCTGATTTATCATTTTTAAACATTTTATTCTCCTAATATGTTTAGCTTATGTAAAGTTCCAACCGGTTCCTACATAATCCTCTGAAAGATATGTTGGATCTGCATAATCTTGTACTGATCCTATACCTACGTCTGTAGCTCCTGCACTATCAGCTACTGCTGGTTTGTTAAGTGCATTAGCTAAGGATTCTGCAACACCTGAGGTGTTATCTGTTATTCCTTTACTTGTATTTATACTGTTTATCGCTTCCGATCCTGTTAAAGATTCAGAAACTGGTTTATTTAATTGTAATGTATCAGAATCACTTACTGCTACGGACTCTGTTACATTATTGAAGTATGCTAATACTACTGTTTCTGTAATATTTGAAACTGCATTAGCTATTACTTTGGATACTGATAATACATTTGTGTCTGTGTTAGATGTTGTATCAGTATAAGAAACACTTAGATTCATTACATAACTTGAATCTTGTGCTGTACCAGTATCACTTAAGGCTCTCGAGAAAGTTGTATTTATTTGAGCAACCTCAGTTACTGATACTGTGTCGTTAGGATCTGTAATACTTAATATTCTTTCTACATTAATAGATTCTGTAGCTGTTACGGAACCATTACTTGTAGCAACATAATATTGGAAGTCCCCGTTATCTGCTTCATCATTTGTATATGCTGAAGAGCCAGATGCTGGTGTCCAATAAGTATTGTTGAATGCCTCTAGGAATGCTTTAGTAAAGTGTTTTGCTGGGGCATCAGTTACTGATATTGTAGAATCAGTAAATGTTCTAATGAAACTAATATCTATTGCATCTTCTGCAACACTATCAGAAACAGTTAGAGTCTCCACAAACGCTTTGGAAACATCCACTATAAATTGATCGTCTCCTATGTTATAGTTATCGGCTGATACTCCGTCAGAGTCATCATTCCAATAACCACTTACACAATAAGGGTTTATGCCTTGATCTGTTCCAAGTACACTTTCAGTCTTAACTGCAGGAACAAAATGTATTCCATGAGATTCTGCTACTGTAGGTGCGTCTGTTATTGCTTTACTTACTAATACGCCAACAGTTTCAACTGTCGTTACTAGATCGTCGGCATCAAATATGAAGAATCTATATCCTGTAGATTCAACACTAAATTGTACATTAAAGTCTATTTCACTTTTAACAATTAAATCTCCAAACACTTCCATACCTGAAGGATGAACTGTATCTCTTATAGATCTATCCCAGGTTGTTTGTGCAATACCCGATTTAATTACATATGAATATGGTTGGTATCTGTTGTTGTCTGCCAGTACATTGACATCGGATAATTTACCTTGGTCGTTTTTATATTTACCTTCGTATGAAAATAGATATCCAGTTGTTAATGTAATGTTACATGTCTCTCCTGAGGGAGAAGTAATTTGTATGTCCGCTGTATCTTTAAGGAATGTTGATCCTGGGTTTACAACGGTAAATGCTGAAGGTAAACCTGCTGTTGTTATAGCTGTTATTCTTATATAGGCATCATTAGAGCCTCCTATAAATGTATAATCTTCAGCAAAATATCCTGAGATGGCGTATGCTTTTCCGTCATCGCCTGTTTCGTTTATAGAATATATTTGTCCTACTTTAAATCCTGCGTTAGCTTCTGAGCCAGTATAAGATTTAAATGATACGCCTGTTAATACTCTAACAACATATCCGTATATATCATCATCGGTGTTAGGTGCACCATCATCGACAACATATGATTTTATAGTTTCTAAATCTAATTCTATTGTAGGAGCACTTGTATAACCTACCCCTGCATTGTCTACAACAACACTTGTAATTTTTCCATCAGTTACTAGTGCGTGTGCTGTTGCCTGTGTTGTTATTGTATCGCCTGTTGCTGGGTAAATTTGTATAGGAGGCGCTGCGTTGTAGCCCGAACCTGAGGCAGTAACTGCAATACCTGAAACTCCTCCTCCGGAAACACTAGCTGTTAAATCTGCACCTGCTCCAGGGCCTTCAATAGTTGTTACATTAGCATCGTCGAATGCTAAGATTAACTCGAATCTTTGTAAGGTCAATCCATTTGTTTGATATGTATTCTTCTCTACTCTTCTTACACTAGCATTAACAGTTTTTGTAATTGTAACTGTACCAGTAGTTTCTTTATATCTAAGATCAATCTTTTTACCTTCTAATGAGAGGGGTTCTAAACTACCACCACCATGTTCTGCTTCTTGAATTTTAACGGCAGTTTCTACATTATAGATACCGTCTGAGGGTTTAAGTACATATTGATAAGGATATAATACTTCTACATTCTCATTAAATAATACTCTAAACCAAGCCTCTATAGATCGTTTACTACCTTTTGACTCATAAAAATCCTTTGCTCTTTTATAAAAGAATGATTTGTCTACGCTTAATAGTTTAGGAAAATCTGATACTAAAGCTCCTCGCCATTTATCTAAAAATTCTTCTTGAGCGTAATCTATATCAGAGACATAATTTGTTGTATTTGAATAATTACTATCCATAAAGGCATAATATTTTTCAATAAATGTTACAAAAGTAGGATACTCTGTTCTAATATATTGAGGTACTTGTTCCTTAATTAAAAAACTATTGTTTTTTGTTTCTAAACTAGAGGCGCTTTGAGCTGCGTCTAATACAGCTGTACCTGCTGCACCTGTTGCTGATGTATCGCTAGCATGAGGTGTTATTGTAACTACTGGTGCTGATGTATAACCCGTACCTTTGTTTGTAATAACAAACCCTGTTATCGCACCACTAAAAATTGTTGCAGTAGCTGTAGCACCTGTTCCATCACCACCAGCAATAGTAACTGTAGGAGCATTATTATACCCCGACCCTCCGGCTGTAACTGTTATAGATGATACATATCTATAAAATGATGGAATATAATCTGCCATTAAATTTCTTCGACTTCTTTATTAGCTGTTATTTTTATACCTGATGTTGTATTAATTGTAGAATTTAAAACACTATCATCTTGAATTAAAACTGTATTACGAGACGGTTTAGCAATAACTGCTGCTGTACTAGTATCTGATGTTCTAACCAATGCCTGTGTAGTAATATCTTTAATACTATCATGAGGGCGTACATTAATTCTTAAACTTGTTTCTGTTCCTAATAAACTTTTAATTTTCATTCCAGGAAGCTCTACAGTTCCTGTATCATAGTTTATTGTTCCTACTGCTTTTACAAGTGAACCGTCTAATGATACTGCATTAACTACTCCGGTTCCACTATATAAAGGTGCAACTACTGTGGCTGCTGGTACATCAACTAATGTTACTTTGCTTGTTGTGCCTGATGTTTCCAGGTTAAAAAATGTACTTGTTAATTCTCTTGGATTAAGTTTTTGATTAAATTTAACCGTATAGTTAAAGTCACTATCTAATACAACCTTAACTCTTTTTTGTAATCCTATTTGTATATTAGTAGATATAATAGCGGGTGTTTGTGAATTAATTAGATCGTGTAATCTACTATAATAAAAACTTTTATTTAATTTGTTTAGATAGTTAGTAAAATAATTTTCTATTTGTAATTTAATTGCTGTTTCTATTTCACCTTTTGTCAAAGATGTAATTTTAGGATTGTATGTAGATGTCACATCAAGTTGTAAGTATGTGTACTCTGGATCTACAAATTCAGGTATAATAGCTACAGGAGTTTTAGGATCAATAATACTATTCTTAATATTGTCTTTATCTTGATCTGTTATAATTTGTCCTGCAACAGGATTTAATGAAATAAATACCTTACCATATATAGGGGGATCGTTTTTCTCTCCTCCCCAAACTGCCACTGATTGTATGTTAGAGTTACTTTGTAATATTAATGATTTGTAATCTGATTCTGTTACTGCTCTATCTCTTGTAGCATTTAATCTTGGTGCGTTAAATCTAATCTCATCTACTGTTTCTTGTATGTTACCGCCCGATGCTGGACTTGATGTTGTAACAGAAACAGTCTCGCCTGATTGTGCTACAATACCTGCTACATTAAATGTGCTTGCACCATTAGGCGTAGTGCCGGAACTTGCAATATAATCTAATGAAACGATATTATCTACATCAAGTTTTTGTCCTATTACGCCGTCTCCAAATCTTACTTGTGTTAAACCATCTATTCCTTCTTCTATCCAAAATACTCTAGAATCTTTTTTAACATCTAGTATTGTTGTAGATTTGTTCCAAGTAGTTAGTGAAGTGTCTCCTAAAGATGTTTGTACTCTTGCTCGTATTGTCGATGCGTCTACACTTTTATTAGGAATAATATAAGGGCCTTGAGGATTTGCTGTCTCTACTGTAAATTGATTTGATGTTCTTACACCTTCTTTTAGTATTAAATTTGAAAATACAAATACCGTTACGCCATCTATTACTTGAGCAGAAGCTGTTACACTTTCTAAAGGATAAAATTGATATGATCCGCCACCATTGGCAGATGTAAATGCAGTATCTCTAGTTAGTTCTAAAGTCGTATCTGTAAAAGATGTAGGAGGGGTAACTGTAATTGTTACTGTAGCACTTGCACCTAGATATGATCTCGGTGTATATCCTAATGCCTTTGCAATAGATACTACAGATTCTCTTTTTACCGCAGTATCAATAAAATTTTCATTTGAAATCATGTGTGCTAACATACCATTGTAATGTGTGTTGTATGCTAACAAATCTATAAGTGTTGCTAAGCCCGAACCCTCAAAATTATAATCTGAAAATTCACTCTGTGATTTTAGAAAAGATTTTAAATTAACTTTTATATCTTCAAAATCTAACTCTGTTAAATTTAATTGTGCCATTATCGTATTCTCTCTAGTTTGACTTCTAATTCTTGTGGCTCGTTAATACCTATAACATAAAAATTAATTGTTACACCATATTTGTTTCCATCAATATCTGGTTCTATATCTATACTATTAATTTTTGCTCGTCTTTCAAAGTTTTTTAATAATGTTTCTATTGTTACTCTAATTCTATCTGATGTAAACATATTAGCGTTTTCAAATAACAAACCAGCTAAAGCAGACCCCAAGTCTGGCTGGAAAGGTCTTTCCATTAATTCAGTTAGTATTAAATTTTTCATAGACTGTTTAACAGCATTAACATCTAACTTTTTATTAATATCACCCGTTATTGCATTTTTACCAAAAGCTAAATCGAAATCCTTATATAGTCTAGTTATTTTTTGTCTTTGTACGGCCATATTAGTATTTATACTTAAAAGTCAAAGGTTGGTAACTCTATATCTAAAAAATCATCGGCTTGTTTTTTACTTATAACCTTAGTGTCTACTCTAACACCATCTAAGTTGAAAGTACTTGTATCAGGTAATTTTCCTTTTCTAATTAATGCTACAGGATCAATGTCTGGAAAGGATGTTGGTACACCTTTTACTTCTACATTAACACCCTGCATGTCTACATTGGGTACCAGTTTACATATTTGGTCTATATCCATTGCACCACTTCTTAAAAGATCTGCCAAATTATCTATATCAACATCTGTGCCTTGATACTTATTTTTCATTGACTTCAGTTTGCTTGCTATCTTAGGAGCTTGTAATATCCCTAATGTTGTCAGTGCTGCTAATTCTTTAAACTGATCTTGTAATGGTAGTTGATCAAAGGGTAAGTCTGGAAGGTTGATTGAGGGTATGGCATCATTTAATTTATCCATAACACCTTGAGCTGCTGCCTCTGCCTTCTCTGCTATATTACCTAACTCCCCTATTGGTGAATTCATAACTGCAGCATCAAATTTTTCGTTTAAAGCATCTACTTGATCTGCCGCCCCTGCCATTGCTTTACTTAGTCCGCAACTCATTTTGTTCTCCTATGTTCCTGATGTTGGTGATTGTGTATCAACTGATTTATCTCCGTCTGGGTTGGTACCACCTGTTTGTCCATGTGTATGTGTATGTAATGTCACATTGTTAGATGTAATATTTCCTGCAGGCCCGTCTATAGACATACTTGGCGAATCAATAGTCATTGAAACATCTGCATCCATATCTAAACTTGCAAATGTTTTTATTGTTTGGTCTCCCTGTGATGCCAATGTACTTGTTCCACCTGCTCCTAATGATAGGTTGCCACCTACTTGCACATTACTATGACTTCCTATCTGATTAAATCTAGATCCGGACACCACTGTATTATGCGTTGCAGCAAATGTTTCTGTTACACTACCTCCTACTTTCTCACTCTTAGATTTAGCAACAGTTTCTTCTTGTTTTCCTACTACTGTTTGCGTATCGTCTAAAGCTACACGGACAGTTCTATTTCCTTTTATAGATGTGTTTTCATCTGTTATAACAGACTTAATATCATTACCATTAATTTTTGTAACTCTATCACCTAATACTGATAGGAAGTAATCGCCTTCTACTTCTTCATATTTGTTTCCTGTTACTAACATTTTAGCATCACCAATTATAGTTACATTACATGCACCCCTTATAAGAACATTTTTATCTTTTGCTACAATCTCATAGTCAGAGCCTTTAATTTTATTTACTCTTGTTCCGTCTGCCTGTATTTCCTCATAATTGCCTATAGGATGATAGAAAGCATATCTTTCATTTCCTCCTGTGTTATCAATTTCTGTAGTGAACCCTGATTCTGTTTCTCTAACTTGATTATAAGGATACATGGAAGTATATGTTCCTGGTTCTTTAGGAACCCCTGTGCCTCCTGATTTTAGATCTGATAATGCGTCCCAATATTTTGGAGTAAACTCTTCCATTTCAAATGTCGTATAAGGACCCTTGCCTCTAGCATATGGTTCTTCCCATTTTTTACCTTCATAATCTATTCCTTCTTTATCATCTAATATTTGATCTGTTTCTACTGAAGGTGCTGCCGCTGTTCTTATATCTACTTCTCTTTCTGCTCTTTTTGTTTGTAGTGTGTAATGTGTTTCCGCTGCTGCGTCTCTGGCAAGTCTAGATATATCAGGTTCTCCTGCACCTGCCAATCCTGTAGGAGCAGGTTCATCAAAGCCTCCTCTAGGATATTGTTTATTAGGATCTCGAAACCCTTCGTCTACAAATATGTCTTCATTCTTTTTTGCTGGTAGACCGGATATAGAACCTAATATAATAGGCATTTGTGCTTCATCTCCATCTGAGAAAAATCCTATTACTGTTGAACCAGGTAATAGATTAGGGTTCTCCATAATTCCAGATGTACTTGCATTTGTAGGATCGTTTACAACAGGCGCATAAGGCAAATCTTTAGTTGGTAGAATTTCTTTATCTGGAGTATGATACCCCATAATTCTAACTCTATATCTTCCTGTCTTTGTAATGTCTGCTCTTGATTCTACAACACCTACCCACCAAACAAAATCTGGGACATTTAATCTATCATAATTTTTTAACTTATTCATCTCTTGTCTCCACTTCGCCCATTGATTCTGGTACGCCGTTCTTCATAATTTCCATTTTCATAACATGTGCTACTGTATCTATTTTATGTCTTATTGCTGTAATTATATATTTTCCTGATAATTGTCTATCGTATATATCATCGAAACTTAAATCTGCTGTTTTAGATCTAGGTGATGGATATTGTATGTAAATCATATTACCACATTCTATATCTGTTCTTCCAGGCACATCTATTTCAAACTGATAATCTTTAAAAGAATTAAAATAATTATCTCTAAATAAACTTGATCCTATAATATTTTCACTATCAGAATTGCCTGTTTTAGATCCTGGTATGTTTGCTGTTTGTGTCATATTGTTTACACTATTTAATAGCTTTAGTGTTGTCATTGAGTAAGGATTTCTTTTTATTCCTTGAGGTACGGGGATTCCTTCATCTGTATGAATAAATTTTCCAAAATCTTTTCTAACATCAATCTCAGCTTCTAAAGTTTCTTTTGTAAATATATCATATGCTCTTACGCTTTGTGCATAGTATCCTGAGTCTTGTCCATCTATAATGTCTATAGTTCTAGGTATTTTCATTGCGTCAATTTTACACCAAGGCAATGGCAAAGGTGTACCTATAAAACTATCCCCTGAACTTCTATGTTTTACCTTTAAAGATGAAGGAGAATAAACATATTCTTCAAACACATTATCCTTACCTTCTTTAATTAATGCTTGTAACGAAGTAAAATAAAAGCGTTTGTTGGATTCATAGAATATAAAATCTGCTCCTCCATATTTATTGCCTCTAATATATTTAGACATAAAATCGAAAGTTTGTACGGGTGTCCAGTTGTTGGCGATAAAACTTATATTAGAAATATGAGGAACATCTCCTATGAGAATACCTGTAGGGTCTGTTCCTTCCATTGGGCGTCTTGCTTCTACTATAAAATCATCGTATATGTCTTTTATAATGTCTTCAGTATTGCCTTTATATCTTTTAGATAGTGTATGTGTTTGATCTGACATCATTTCTACAGAACAAAAGTTTAGTATGTATAATTGTTCCCTATCATTATTTAAAGATCTGTTTTTGATAGAATATATTTGAAATGATTTATCTATAATATTCTCTGGATGGTCCTCGAAAGTATTAGTTCTTAATTTTATTGTTATTAACTCGCCACCCATTATAGGAGCATTTGTTATAAAGTTAGTTGCATCTTTAAGAGCAATGTTTCCTGTCAAAAACTTATTCCATATATCTTCATATATGTTTATTTCTGCGAACATTCCTTCGTCTTTAAGATTGTAGTCTGTGCCATCGTGTGCCGTAATAAACAGTTCGTCTATTGTTACATCACCGGGCTTTATTAAAACTTCCTCGGCCATAATATTATTTCACCAATTTTTTATACTGTGTTACGATGTCCTTTAAAAACTGTTTATTCAATAATGTAATTTGTCTTTTCTCATCGTTTAATTCTGTTTCATAATCATAATTTGAAACTGGTTTAATTGTACCTGCGCTTAATTTTGCTGCGTCCCAATCAACGATTAAATTATTTGTAGAATCTACATAATGATGTATTGCCGATGCGTTACCTGAGCCATACTTATCTTCAACATAGTCTACTAAACTTCTATGGGATAGTGGCCATTCGGATCTAACATCAATAATATTATTAGATAATAATACAATCCAATGATATTCCATTGAACCATAATATTTGTATGCTATATGTTCTGGTTTATCTCCATCTTCTACCCATACATCTTCTAGTAATTGTCTGTTCTTAAAAAATTTATCTAGATGTACACGACGAAATATGTCAGGAACAACAGCTCCATGAAATTTTCCTGTTTTGTCTTTCCAAGGATAAATCATTCTAGGTAGTGCTTTGAAATACATTAAAATTCTCCTTTGCCTTCTTTTCTAGCCTCTCTTATTCGTTTACTTGTAAGAGTTTCTAGTTCTACAAATTGTAATTCCATAGTTGTTTCTGTTGGCATACCCTTTGAATTTTTAAATGTGTTTAACATTCCATCCGGTCCATAAGTTACTTTACAATTTTTTAAAGCACATGTAGATATTTTAGGTAAATTTGTGTTTATTTCAGATGTGTTATCATCTACTCTACGATGAAACTCTATGGAAAACTCTGAAGGATAAATTAACATCATGCCATCCTCACTAACATCTGGGTGCATATTTTCTTTAAATAAACTAATAATAGCTTGAACAGATTCAGCTTCTTTTTCGTTCTTAGGAGAAAATTGATATTGAAATGAGAACTGCCTGAAACCCATAGATTTAAATAATTGTTCTTTGTATGGGTTTCCTATCTTCTTACTTGTTGCTTCAAACAAACTACCTAGATCAAAATCTCCTACACCCACCGCTGAAGGTACATTGGCAGCTGCTGCTATAGCTCCTCTACCACCAAGTTCCATAGCATCAGTATTCATAATATCAAAGGCACTTCCTGAAGCCGCTCCTATTTGACCTGCAAAAGGTCCTAGGTCTGTTTCGTCCCAATTAGCTGTATACGCTGCTATAACGGATTGAGGTACATAGAGAGATATAGATTCTTTTAATTTTACTGTTTCCTGATTATCATCTATTAATGCCATTCCCACTGATGCAACGGTTCCTGTAGCAATACCTTTACCTATCTCCCAGTATTTACTAACATTCTTTCCAGAAGTTTTCTTACCAGCATAATAGCCTCCAACTGTTCCTGCTATAAAAGATGCTTGTTTGGTTATCTTTTCGTAATTTTCTGCTTTGGATCTATTTTCATTTGCTCGACTCTGTGTATCTTCAGCAGATAAATTTCCATAGTCTCGTTGTCCCTTTGCTGCCGTAATTTTTTTAGCAAAGATATTAAACTTAACCATGTTAGGAAATCTTTTATCACCTAGTTCTTGAGGATATTGATATGCTTCAAGTGCCTTCTTGTCCGGTTTGAAGGTGCCCTCTTGCAAAAAGTAATTCAACATTAAATTCTACTCCTATAAATACTTATTTAACATTATAGTCTTATTTATATGGTTTATGCCAAAGAAATATACAAAGGAAAGTTTATTCCTAAGAACCCTACGAAGTATCTCGGTGACTTCAACTCAATAACCTATAGATCTAGTTACGAACTAAAATTTATGAACTGGTGTGATCGTAGTAACTCTATTAAAGGTTGGGTATCAGAAGAGATTGCTATACCCTATCGCAATCCATTAGACAATAAGATACGCAGATATATGGTTGATTTCTATATAGAAGTACAAGAGAAAGATAGTATAAAGAAGTATTTAATAGAGGTAAAACCTGAAAGATTTACAAAAGCCCCGCTCCCAGGCAAAAGAAAAACTAAAAGATACTTACAAGAGATAGCACAATACGGAGTTAACGAAGCTAAATGGATAGCTGCTAAGGATTTTTGTAAGTCTCAAGGCATGGAATTTAAAATAGTTACAGAAAAAGAACTCGGTATCTAGTATAAATACTTACATGGCTACACCATTCAAAGATATAGAACAAGCAGCAGGTAATAGACACCAGGACAAATCTGTTCAATGGTATGTTCGTGCTGTTCGTAATTATGCAAGAGGAGTTAATACTTTTCAAGAAGCTAGCCAAACAGATTTGGGTAAAGAAGCAAGAACTTTAACAGTAGGAAAAATGTATATGTTTTCTTATGACCCTAAGACAAAAGCTGATTTACCATATTATGATACTGTTCCTTTAGTTATAATTACAGAACCCATGCCTAATGGATTTAGTGGTATTAATTTACATTACTTGGCTCCTACATTAAGAGCCAATCTTTTAGATAAAATATTTCCAGCACAAAGAAACTTAACAGATGAGAGTGTATTTAAGGCTACATGGAGTTCATTAAGAAATTTTAGTAGATTCCCCGAAGTAAGAGGGTCTGTTAAAAAATATTTAACACCTCATATAACAGGAAAGATGATAGAAGTAGATCCTAAAAATTGGAAAGCAGCTATATTTTTACCTGTACAGAACTTTGTAGGTGCATCAGATAGAACAGTATATAGAACAACAATGGAAAAACCAGAAAGAAAAAGACGCGGGTCTATTAATGTAGGGAAAGTATAATGCCAGCAGGACATAAATTAAAAGATTATATAGAAGATATTAAATCGCGTACCTTTGCCAGGGCGGATAGATTTGAGGTTACTTTTAACCTAGGTTCTTTGTCAGGAAAGTTAACTGGAGATTCTAAGCAAAAAGTAAAAACAGCGCAATTGTATTGCGAAGAAGTACAGATTCCAGGTA